AATATGCGCCGACAATATAAAAACCACGCTGAACAGAAATTGGCTGTTATAAATGTGTTAACGAACGGCGAAGGAACGTGTAGAGGGTGTGGTCAAGGCGATGTTGACGTTCTTTGTTTAGATCATGTGAATAATGACGGTGCGAAATTTCGAGAGCACAAGTGGCGAACTAATCGGCTTTGTGGTAACAAGCTTTATCGTTGGTTAATATATTCAGGCTATGAGGCGGCAAATGCCTTCCAAGTGCTCTGTGCAAACTGCAATCTCAAAAAAGAAGTTCTTAGGCGTAGAGAAACAAGACAGTATACTTAAACTCCCGCCAGCAACGGGTTCAAAACATATCGGTAGACCTAAAGGATCGAAGAATAAAAAGACATTGTTGCAGACAGGCCGGGTAGGTAAGGGATCGGCCCCTGCTGCACTCGCAGAAGCAGTTGCAGAAGCAGCGATGGATAGCACGTTCAACGTGGGAAAAGCCAAGAAGACGTTTGACAAGATGATTGCGGACGCGGTACTCGCACAGCACGAAATAGCAGAGCCTGGATTCGACGGTGGCGGAACGGCTGAGAGTGGTCATGTCGTCACGAAAGAGTCGCTAGAGAGACGTGTGGCACGACGCCTGAACGTACTTGATCGCTACTTGACTGATGATCGATTGCTTTCATTACTTGCAATGTCTGGTCTGAAAGAAGTGGGTATCTACGAAGGGATCATGATGGATAAGGCGCTGGTCCTCAAAGGACAGCCCACTGTCATTATCGGGAGCGAGGATCGATCACGGATCGATGAAGTCCTGCCTCGTCTGATGAGCGAACTGAAGCGACGTAAAATGATTACGTCCGTCAGCGAACGCAAGATTGAATTTACTAGCCCTGGAGGAGACAGTGGCGACTCTGCTTGATCCATCGATTGACGTGAGTACGTTGACAGATGAACAGTTACTTGAAATGACAAGCCAAGTGCTTGCGTTGCAAGAGAAGGATAGGCAAGAGTTCGCGCTCCGTTATTATGAACCTGCGAATGAAACAATCGGTAAGTTACATTCTCTTACTTGTGGTATTATCGGCATCTTTGGGGGCAATCGTAGCGGCAAGACTGAGCATGCATTGGTCGAAGGGATTATAAGATGCACGGGCATAATTCCAGAATCTCTCAAGGCATCATACCCGCGCCAGAAGTTGCGTGGGCCAATCAAAATGCGTGTTACGTGCGAATCCCTGACAACTGTTTTGGACCCTATTATCCTACCCAAACTCCAATGGTGGTCCTGGTCCGGTGTTAAGCCACAAGGTGGGGAAAAGGGTCACTGGGGTTGGATACCGCGACACTGTTTGATCGGTGGTGACTGGAAGAAAAGCTACAACAGTCGATTGCGGATGCTGACACTGATTTACCACGATCCTGACACAGGACGCCCGATTGGTCCGTCGTATATTCAGTTTATGTCGTACGACCAAGACCCGTCAGACTTTGCCTCAGGCGACGTAAACTACAATCTGCACGATGAACCGCCTCCGCATGCTATTTGGAAAGAGAACCGTGCCCGATGCATGGGCGGTGGCGATGGTTCGACGATGATCGTCTCCATGACGTGGCCGGATAATCCTGCCGCCCCTGTTGACTGGATCTTTGATGAGATCTTTGACAAAGGAAGCCCAGGACCTGCGAAAGATCCTGATGTAGAAGTGATTAACATCTACACCACGATGAATAAGCATTTGGACCAGGATAAGGTTACGTCGTCCGCTGCACAGATGACGAAGATGGAGAAGGATACGCGTATCTACGGGTTGCCAATCCGCTTCAGCAATCGTATCCATCCTGATTTTACTGATCAGCCGAAGACGTGGTGTTATGAATGCGGCAAGGTCGTACTTTTGACTACAGAAGGCAATTGTCACGAGTGCGATAGTAACTACGTCAGTGAGTTTTGTCACGTTGAACCGCTGGAATCTGTTTCGACATATCCATGTGTGTGTTTGTTAGACCCGCATCCGCGTAAACCGCATTTTCTTGCGTGGGTACAGATTACACCTAATGAGGACTATGAAACCATCAAGACGCTTCAAGTCGAAGGTGGCGCGGAAGATGTGCGCGATGCCGTCAAAGAAGTTGAAGATATCCATCAATGGTACAGCGTCTCACGTCTGATGGATCCAAATATGGGAGCCTCACCAAGTGGAGCAAAACGCGAACTGACGTGGCAGATGGAATTTGATAACGTCGGGTTGCATTTTGACCTCGCTGACGATAGTGGTGTCGGTCGTTCTCGGCTCAATGATTTCCTCAAACCTGACAAAATCTTCATGCGTCCACGTTTTCGCATCAATACATCGTGTACGGATGCGATCTTTCAGATGAAGCGGTACGTATGGGATGATCCGAAGAAGTCAGAGCGGAAGGATATCAAGCAAGTTCCGTTGCAGAAGCACGACGACTATCCTGCCCTGTTCAAATATCTGATGAACCGATTACCGACAAGTGGCAATGCAGTTCCGCGAGTACATCGCAGAAATCGTTCTTAAAGGAGTGTCATGGCCGACGATCAATTAGTAGAACCTGCTGGACAGGAAGTAGCTGGACCATCGCCGACAGACGCCAGCGATCCACAGCAACCGATAGGGTTTACGGTCAAGCCTCCTCGTAGGCGGCAAACGCTTGTGAAAGATCCTGAAACGGTTCTGCGCAAGTTGATTAAGAAATTCAACGATAACATCGAAGATCGCTCGTCATGGACTGAACAGCGGGTTCAACGGACAGCCAAGTATCGTGGATGGCGCGAGCAAAAGACGTATCCGTGGCTTGACGCCTCGAATGCGCATTTACCTGTGATTATGACGGACGTACAACGCACAGCAGATACGCTACATAATGCGGTCCTGAGCGTGCGTCCGGTAATGAATGCGAAAGCCGTATCGAGTGAGTGGGCTGAAAAGGAATTAACCGTTGACCAACTCCTCGATCATCAAGTGTTCGTGGAGAACAAAGGTGAAGAACGAGTCGGGAATCTGATCAATTCTTACGTTGAAGATGGGATGTGGATTTCCTATAATCCCTACATCAAAGAGAAGCAGAAACTAACCCGTACGTACGTGGTCGATTACCCAGATCCAGGACAGTCATGGGACGGTTGGATCATGGCCGCACTCCAATCGTATTATCCGCAAAGTACCATTCTTCCTGGGACACGTGCACCGTGGAATTGGACCATCAAGACACAGCACGAATTGACTGGCGAGATTGTTATCGTTAAAGTTGAAGTCTACCATGATGGCGATGACGCACAAGTGCAGATCGTCTGTCACCATGACGAAGTGATTTTCGATGGTCCTGCATTTATTCCGAAAGAGCTGGAGGATATTGTTGTTCCTGGTCGTTGCGAGAACTTGCAGCCTCAGTGCATGGCAAATCCGACTGGCGCTCCGCACGTGTTCATGATTGAGTACCCGCTGAAGGATGAGATCCTTCGTCTTATTGATAGCGGGTTCTATGACGAAGTTAAAGCCGAAGATCTTGAGAAGATCAAAGGCACCAAGACAAGCGCTGCACAGGATGTGGCGACTGATCCGCAAGCACAGAAGCAATTGACCGACGATTTGAGTGGACTCAACGCGACAGTCACCGTGCCTGAAGGTGAAGAGACGTTTACGCGTCTCACGTTCTTTGGTCGTGAGGATCTTGACGGTGACGGGCTTGACGAAGAGGTAGTCTACTGGTTTTTGAAAGAACCACAGATCCTCTTGCGAGCACGCTACTTATCAGAAGTGTATCCTGTGACGCCGTTACGCCGTCCGTTTGGAATGGCGAAGTACATCCCTGTCAATGGGCAGTTCTATGCCATTGGCTTGATTGAAATGATGGAATCCGGCTACGATATTATCAAGAAGACGTTCGATCAGATGATCGATAGTGGCGACTTGACGAATACACCGTTCGGATTCTATCGTCCTATGTCCGGTATCCGACCTGAGACAATGCGTATGGGTCCAGGTGACTTGTATCCGACGAATGACCCGAAGAACGATATTTTTTATCCAACCTTACCACAAGGAATGTCAGCCTTTGGACACAATATCATCACGCTTGTTTCACAAATACTCGACCAGACAACGCTCGTTGGACAACTCCAGTTGGGAGGGGTACCACAAGGAAAATCCTCTGCCTTACGGACTACCTCCAATATGCAGTCTTTGCTTCAGCAAGGTGATGCACGACCGGAGCGAATCCTGCGTAGATTCTTCACTGGACTCGCTGAGATCTGGCAACAGTTCCATGAGTTGAACAAAGTATTTCTTCCTAAGCAAAAGATGTTCCGTACCATGATTGGCGTGACCGATATCATGAATCCGTACGTAACGATTGCAGACAAGACGGCGATTGAAGGCCGATTCATGTTTGAATTCGGCGCGAGCATCCTGAATACGAATCGTGCATTGGCAACTGGTGCCTTGCAGGATATGCTTGGCATGCTAGTGAACCCGTTGTTACTCCAGCTTCAGATTGTCACGCCTGAGAAGATCTTTACACTCTTGAAGGATCTCATCAAGGCACGTGGGCAAGATCCGATGAAGTACATTCAGTCTCCGACAAATGATCCAAATGCCGGTCTTCCGAAGATCTCAGCAGAGGATGCTGTTTACTCGGTCCTGAATGGTTACTTCCCGCACGGTGCACCAATGGAGCCACTTGAGCAGCATATCCAGAAGCTGCAAGTGTTTACTCAGACACCTGAGTACATGAAGCACTTGAGTCCTGGATCTCAACAGCTCCTTGGTCAGTACGCTGCCACGAAGGTCGCGGAACTCCAGCAACAGCAGGCGCAACAGCAGATGATGGCAAACGCGCAACAGATGCAGCAGCAAATGCAAGGCGGGGGTCAAGGTGGTCAGCCTGGTGCCAAGCCGAAAGGTGGGAACCCACCGCCACCGCAAGGTGCTGCAGGCAATCCGCCAGTCAGCGGACGTGAGATGTTAAATGAGAGCCTTCCTGGAGCCGGAGGGGGACAAAATGGGTAAGCGTAGAACCGATGCCATTGTAGAGTGTTTGGTCTGTCATACAATCCTTGGGACGATTTATGCAGATGAACTGCGCCCTGGTATCTGGGGCCACTCGACAGACCCAATCGAAATACCGAAAGCGTGTCCGTCGTGTCACGAACCGCCCGTACGAACAATGCAACCGGAGGGAATATGACGATCAGTATCAATGACTACAGAAAACATATTGCGGATGCCGCGACGAAAGCGTCAGAAGAGAATGTCCCTGTTCATGTGCCCGTTGAGCAAAACGCCTCACCAGATGCAACGACTGGTGATGACCATCTTGATAAGATGGTCCGGGCAATCCAGAGCGTGATTGATAACCTTGACCCTGTTATTGCCAGCGTCAAAGATAAGATTACGACCGCGCCGACAAACGATATGATTCATATTTGTCTGCGTGAATACTGGTATCAAAAAGGCAAGCAAGACACGCTAAAAGAAATCATCAAACTCCCTGCACAGATTATCATGGAGTCTAAGTCGTAACCGTATATCGAGGTTAAAATATAAACTCAGGGGTGACCCTGCGGGTATCTTGTCAACCCTAATGACATGCGTAGGTATTACATGACAGTCGAAGACGTGAAGACGGAAGAGAAGCCCGACGTGAAGCTTGAAACTCCAGAAGAGATTGTAGAACCTCTTCTTGAACCACAAGCCGAAGAATCAGAAGAGGAAGCGCCGAGAGTACACCCGCTTGCTCCTGGTGGAAAACGATTCGAGCAGATCTACGCCCAAAGCAAACAAACGCAGCGTGATTTAGATGTTGAACGCGAACGACGCATTGCCGCTGAAGCCAAACTTGACCTTTTGAGTCAGACTTCTGCGACGACAACCTCAAACACGCAGCCAGAGTATTCGTGGCCGCAACTTGAGCAATTTATTGCTGAAGGAAAGATTACACGAGCAGACGCACAAGCACACCGTGAAGAAATCATTGCACGAAAGTTAAAGAACGATCTCAAGACCGAGTTCACCCGTGAAACCACGGTGGCGACTCGGACGAATGCACTAGCCAATGCTGTTGGTGAGTACGTGAACGCTGTACCGGATATTGCCGTCGTTGGCACACCGGCACGCGCACGCATCGACGCAGAATTTGAATGGCTTGCGCAAGTCCAAGGGGTTGATCCAGCGGACATGCCGAAAGAGAAACGACATGCCCTCCAACTGACTGCACTTCGTACGGTGTATGGCCCGATTGAGTCACTTGTAAAGCGAGCTGCTTCTCCGAGGGTAGACCGTGCTGAAGGGTTACCAGGTGGTACACCTCCGCGACAATCCACAAATCCAGACCAGAAGTTGCTTGACAGCTTAACAAAGGCACAAGTAACCCATTATAAACGAATGATGGAATCCGGTCGCTACAAGGGTGGATGGAAAGAAGTCGTAGAGGAACTGAAGTACGTCCCAAAGAGGAAGTAACATGGCAACCACACTACTGATTAAGAAAGAGTACACCAAGGAAGAAGTCGCAAAAGCGAACGAACATCCTGGATATAAAGCTGGACGTGTGGCTGGCGGATGGATACATGACTTATGTGCTCTCAAGAAAGTCATTACCCTTTGCCCGTTATGTACACACAAGTTTAATCCTGGTCGTCTTGGGTATGTGAAAGAGAAAGAGTTTCCTGTTGTGCAGGCCACGTGTGACGGGTGTAAGACGTTTGATCCGCGCTGTAGTGCATACTTCTACGAAGAAACCTATAGCACCGTACGATCAACGGCTGCAGATCGTCGCGCAGAAAAGACTGCCTCTAGGAAAGCACAGAAATTACTTCAGTAATGGCTACAAAGACCAGCCAATGATGGGTCTCAAATAAAGGATAAGATGCAATTTACACATTTACTTAGTGGTGGAACTCCTGTAATCAAGAAGTACAAAGCTGCTGCGGCCCTTGCTGCAGGTATCATCGCTCTGCAGCCCGCTGCAAACGCGACTGGTATTTCGACTTCCACAACGACTTCGTGGACCAACAGCATCGGATTGACGTTGGATGCAATTTTGAAACTCGGCTCTCCTGTTGCATATTCAACTACGCAGGGTGCTGATGAGTATCTTCAGTCTGTCATTATCAATCCTGATGCTGTACTTCGTGCGCTGATGGTTGGTAGTTCCACGAACGCGTCGTTGGAACAGAGAGTAGTTGGTACCGCGTCCTCGAACGGATTGACGGTTGTCGGAACGGCTGGGATGACTGACCCATCTTCGCCTGACATGGATGAAGGAACGGTCTGGTATAACGGTGTCGGTTCGAACAGTGGTATCTCACGGCGAATCACTTCGACGACTACTGCCTTAACTGTGACGGTCATTATGCCGTTTGCCGCGAACAAGATCGGTGATAACTATATCACTGTTCCGTATTCGGCTGGTATGTCGGGTACCTCTGGAGCGATCGTGACAATGAGCACGAACCTGAAGAACGTACAAGCACAGTTAGCGATCACTGGCGCAACTGCCGCAGTCGTGGATCTCGAATTGAACGGTGTGGCTGATAGCTATCTGCACCTGTTGCAGATGGATCACATTTTCGCTAACAACATTACATAAAGACAGAGGTTAGGAGTTTACATGGGAAGTCCAATGGAAGCAGGTAGCTTTGGTGATTTACTCGACAAACGAGTAACCAAGCTATTTTTCGATGAATTGAATCAGCTCCCTGATAGGGTCAGCGAGTTCTATTCGATGGACACTTCGAAAGATTCGTTCGAGAAGTGGTCAGAGATCGGTGAACTCGGAGACTTTGCAGAATTCAACGGAGCCGTGGTGTATCAGAGTCAGGCACAAGGCTACTCAGTCACTGCAGAGCACTTGGCGTTCGTGAACGGGTTCCAGGTGACTCGTCAGTTGTATGACGATGATCGGCATGGAATTTGGGAGCGTAAGTCTCCCGCCTTGGCGAATGCGTACATGCGCACTCGTCAGAGTCATGCGGCCAGATTGTTTAACTTTGCGTTCTCCGTGGACACGAAGTTCTACAACAACAGCGAAGGTGTTGCACTGTGTTCCGATAATCACACCACGAACTCAGGCGCGTCAACCGCGACTGGTTTCGATAACTATGTCACGTCTTCACTGACGGCGACGAGCGTATCCGCGATGCGTACGCAAATGCGTGGCTTCCGTGGTGACGTGGCGAACAGAATCTCTGTGATGCCTGATAAACTGTTGTATCCGATCGACCTTGAAGACAAGGCGATGGAAATCATCAAGTCCAGCTATAATCCTGACAATGCCAGCAATGCGTACAATCCCCAAGGGAATGGCCGCTGGAATGGTAGCGCGTGGGAATATCTGCAGGATACGAACAACTGGTTTATGATCGACAGCAAGAACGAGAAGCAATGGTCCATCTGGTTTGACCGTATTCCTCTGGAGTTCGGGAAGGCCGAGGAGTTCGATACGTTCATTGCCAAGTGGCGTGCATACTGTCGGTATTCCTATATGTGGGTCAATTGGCGTTGGCTAGTCGGTGCAGAAGTTAGCTAACCAATAGCGGGAGTAGCAACGGTGAGCTGGTCTGCCTCATAAGCCGACTGAGACCGTTCAATTCGGTCACCCGCTACCAAACGAGGTATACATGGGATTCGAACGGAAGAAGGAAATGGGCATGCGGCCTACACCTCTTGCGGATACAAAGATTGCCACAGGCAAGCAAGGTGACCGCACGCCTCTCGGTGAGAAGTATCCATTTGTCAAACGAAAAGACGTTGGCGAAAAGTCCGACGAATAAAGGATATCATGGCAGGCAAATCGATGAAGCCAGGTGGTGGTGGTCGGTTTGCCGCGATGGTTGCGTCAGGTGTTCCTCCTGGTGCGGCTGCAGCGGCAGGGCGCAAGAAGTATGGCGCAAAGAAAATGGCGAAGTGGGCTGTTGCAGGCAAGAAACGTGCTGAACACGGCAACAAGTATCCCCACAAATATAACGGTGTGATGAAGGGGCAATAATGATTAGTGCCTTAAAGCCACCGCGTCCACCTCGACAGAAACGGATTCGGATGAAGAAACCACGCATGCCTCAAGTCAAAATGGCTGAAGGTACGTGGTCCGGTGGAGACGTAAAGCAGACCTATACAAAATAAATCTAGAGGCAGGGCTATACAAAAGTGGCGAC